GACGATGATCTCGCTTGAGTTTTCCTGCGGGTATTGCTCGGCGCGCTCTTCGATTTTGGCCAGCATGTCCACAATGATGTCAAGGATTTCCTTGGCGGACTGATCGTTCATTCCCTAGTTCCTTTCTGCGAATTGTATGCCCTGTGCCTAGCACGCAACATGTGCCCGTTGCGCATTATCGTAACCCAGCGCACGTTGCCTTGACATCGGCTTAAGGCCGCATGGCGGCGGGCAGGGCGGTCATGGTCAGGAACTCCAGACCAGGGTGGCTCAACGGGGGCATGAGGGGTCGCGGACATCGTGCCCGTCGCCGCTCACACCACCACCTGCATCGCCGCCCCGAACAGCGTGTCCAATTGCTCGTCGGTGATGCCAAGCACCCATGCCAGCGCCGCCATGGTCTGCGAGTTGCGGTGCCATTCGGTGGCATTGGCGATGGTTTCGCGCAGGCCCCAGCTCTCTGCCGGGTCGGTGGCAATGGCATCCAGCCTTGCCACCACATCCGGCCCCAACACCAGCCGCCCCTGCAAGCGCGAGCAGACCATCGCGTCGCGTCGCGCTGCCAGATCGGCGGCGGCGCGGGCTTCGGGCGTGATCAGTTGCGTGAAGTCGATGTTCGTGGTGCCACCTCATAGGGCGGCAAGGCCACCGGCCCATCGCCGGTCAGGGTCAGGGCTGCGGGAAACCGCGTCTCGAGCGGTGCATCGGCCCCGTGCGGCAGGATCAGCGTCAGGTGCAGCACCCCGCCCGCCCGCGTCACATCCCCTGCCAGCCAGTCGCAGGCCACCGCCGCGCGCGGCAGGGTGCCCCCCTCGGGGATGGCGGTGAAATCGAACGCCTCGCCGTTGATGGTCAGGCTGTCGCCGCTGCGCTCCAGCGTCAGGCGATCATCACGGTTCATCGGGGTCAGGGTGATCTGCATGGTCATCTCCTCATACCATGGTTGACCATCTGCCGACGGCGTGCAGATGCACCACATCGGCACGGCGGGCATCGGTCTTGTCGCGGGCGCTGAAAGTGACAGCGGTCGTGGTTGGGGCGGCGTCGAAGCACAGGGCTGACAACACCGTGGCAATGGCGTTGCCAGTCACCACCGGCCCCTCGATGAACGCACTTGGGAAAGTCCAGGTCGCTGCCGCGCCCGAGACCGCGTTCATAGTCTGTCGGCATTCCAGCAAACCGCTGGCAAACTTGGTGTAGCGCCCATTGGCATTGCTGCCGCTTTGGATCACCGCCCCGGTCGGCACCCCGCCAGATTGCGATACCGTTCCAAGCAGGTTCCTGCTTTCGTAGATCAACCTCCACGGCCCCCACGAAATATTGCCGTTCGATTTGCGGATATACGTCAGGCCGTTGTCATTGTTCGGATTGAAGTAGAGCTGTGTCTGATGAGCGACGCCGGGGCGCAGGACAAGCACAACGTCTGAGACTGTGGTCGTGGAAGGTTTCGTGCCCGCGACCGTTGTGCCATTGGCTCGGTAAACCCCGGTTGGTGTCGTAAAATCATTCAGATTCGTGAGATCAGGAGCCGCGTCCCCACCCAGCCCGAAGTCACCCACTTTCAAAAGCCGCCCCGCCGTGGCGTCAGCAGCGGTCTGCGTCACCTTGCCGGGGATTTCCAGCACCACCCAGGCCGTGCCGGTGCAGGACAACAGCACCGCGCGCCCGGCGGAAAGGGCAAGAGCGGCGGACCCGTCAACCAACTCCGCCCCGCTTGGGTCCAGGGTGATCACGCCCGAGCCGCCGTTCTTCACCAGCAGCGCAAACCCCGATCCGGCGGTGGTGGTGGCGGGCAGGCTCAGGGTCCAGGTGCCCGAGGCGTCAATCACCTTGCCCTGGTCGCTGGTGGTGACGGTATAGGCCCCGGTCTTGGCGGCATACTGCCCCGCCAGCGATCCAAGCGCGGCCAGCGCCGTCGCGGGCAATCCATCGGCTCCCAGCAGCCCGGCCAGATAGTCGCGCTGCTGGGCCAGGCTGGTGCGCATCGCCAGATGCGAGCCGGGGGTGGTGGTGAAATCGGCGCTGGTCGGAAGGGTGGTCATTTCAACTGCTCCAGAAGGGGTTGGCATCGGCCTGCCAGAAGCCGGTGGGGTCGGCAAACCAGAAGTTCGGCACCAGACTGCCGATTGACGTCGCGGCCCATGCCCCCGCCATCAGGCCTACGCCGCGAATGCGGATCAGGCTGCGGCTGGCATAGAGCAGGGTCACAATATAGTTGGTGCTGGTAGTATCCCCGACGCGGGTCCAACTGACGGTCGGGTCCGACGGGTCGCTGCCTTCGGCCATTTCGATCTGGTAAAGATCGGCCCCCGGCGCGGGTTGCCACGACAGCAGCACCCGTGTGGCGTCACCCGGCATAAGGGCAGCCCGCACCCGCGCCACCACCGGGGTGGTCACCCGGCGCGGCAAGCCGCTGATGATGATCGGCGGCGCGGTCACGCCCTGATCAGCGGTATGCACCGACGGGTCTTCGATCACGCATTCCAGCTCGGCTTCATGCAGGCCGCGCGGACGCAACGAGGCCACCCGCGCCTCGGCCCGCCAGGTGGACGCGGTGCCGAACACGATATGGCTGCGCTCACGGTCCGCGCCGGTGTAGGGCGTCACATCCGGGGTCTCTGCCAGCACCACGTGCCAGGCATCCGCCCCCGCCGTCACCGCCCAGGGTCCCGACAGACCGCCGCCGCCGCTGCGGATGCCAATCACATGACTGCCCGGCCCGAACACCATCGGCTCGCTCAGGGTCAGGGTTCGGCTGGCGGCATCCCAGCCCAAGGCCTCGGCTGATGCGCCCCAGCCCGGCATGTCATGCTGGATCGCAATCAGATCGCCAATCGAGGGGATGAAGCCTTCCATTTCAGTGGTGAATTTCACCACCCGGCGGCGGTATTTGTTGGCGGCGGCATGATAAAGCCCCTCGCGCAGCGCCTGATCCCGGCTGGTCACGCCGAAGAGATCAATCTTGACCGGCTTGGTGCCCGCGCTGCCCGCCAGTGCCGCCGTCACCCGCCGGGGGGACCAGGTGGTGGCGTCGAAATAGGCCACGTCAATCCGGTCGGCGGTCTGATCATCCAGGGTCAGATAGTCAACGACGAACGAGCCGCGCTTGATGTTGCGCATCGAATAAAGTGCCACTGGCAGGCTGGCGGGTGCGTCGCGCACCAGCCGCAGCACCCCACCTTGCAGGAACATCCGCGCCCGCCCGGCCAGCGCCAGACGGCTGATCGCGTCCCACCAACTTGCCGCCTGCTCAAACCGGCCGTTGAACGTGTCACCCCGAGCGGTCCAGATCGCATCCAGCGCCACGAGGGCGGCAAGATCAATCTGCGCATCCGCCAGCCCCGCACCGTAATCGGCATTGCGCGCAGCGTCGGCAATGGCCCAGGCAATGGACGTCGTGGCCGTCGGGGCCGACCACGCCGCCCCGGTCCAGACCGGCAGTTTGCGGGTCGCAATCACCCCAATCTTGCGGGTGGCCTGCAACGAAAGGTTGTCGGTGGCACGCATCCGAATGGCAATCAGCGTCACTGGCCCGAAATTCTGTGCCCCGGCCAGATAGGACCGCAACCCGCCCCACAGCACCATGTGCCCGACACTGGTCGAGGTGTCCTTGATATCCGTCCGCCACGCCCGCACCCGGTAGCGCCCCGGCGTGGCCAGTGTGTAGCGGAAGGTCTTGCGCTGCGGTGTGGTGGTGCGGTTGGTCATGGTCTCGATGCCGAGATCAATCCACGACCCGACCGGCGCGCCGTTGTCATCGACCTGGCGCGCCTGAAACCTCACGCTCAGGGATTTGTCGGTCAGGGTCGAGCCCGAGCCAAACAGCCCCATCGGCAGCACCAAATCAAGTGCCAGCCGCCGGGCCATGGTGTCGGCACCCGAGGCGACAAAGCCGTCCCTCCCACCCAACACCGATCGGACGACAACCGCACCGTTGCCCGCGCCGGTGGCATGAGCCACGGTATAGTGATCGGCATCAAGCACCGCGGCGATCTGGTAAACCCCGCTGGTAGCACCGCCGCTGGTGAATTCCGGTGCCACCGTCTGCCCGGTAGTCCGGCCATGCGCGGTTTCGGTGATGGTAATAACCGTTGCCGCCCAGGCATAGGTGCCGATCTTCGCTCCTGTCAGTTCTTGTCCGGACACTTCGACCGAGGTAATGACACGGGTCGGGAACAGTGTCACCGTGCCCCCCGGCGCGATGATTTCGGTTTCCACCTCGGCAAAGGCGGTGATCGGGGTGTCTTCCACCCGGATTTCCTCAATCTCGAATTCGCCCGCACCAAGACACAGCAACTGGTAGAGATACTGGTCGTTGCCCGCGTAGTCGGTGTAGGGCATGGCGGCGAAATCCGGCCAGGCCAGTATCCGGCCATAATGCACCGGGATCGGCTGTTTGTTCCATCCCGGATGATCAAATAACTCCTCGCCGGTCTGGCCTTTTCATGGCAGGATGATTCTATATCTTCAGAGTCTGTTGATACGTCATGGTATCAATATTTTGCCGGTATCGGGCAACGGATACCCCGTAACGGCATTGCTGCGCAATTCTCGAATCGTGAGCGCCGGAA